CATTTAATGGTACAGTTCCCGTGTAGTTTATATTACCATCTGGGTATCCGTTTGGGTCTTGTGGTGATGAATAGGTTCCTGATGCAAGTAAGTCAATTAGCACAGGCGTTAAGGGGCCAATAGTTGGAAATGTTGAGTCGTTTAGTCTTGTAAAAATACCTCTAATAATACTTCCTTCGACTTCTTGATTACTTATTTTGTTGTCTGGGTCTGTAAATGTAGGTGTAGCACCTGTGTCGTCTTCTATTTCTCTATCTAACCCAATACCGATTTCACATAATCTTTTTATGTTGTTACATGAATTTGAGTTTGTATCTAGCCCACCACATGATATGTTACCTATTAACCCTATGCCAGAACCTGTGTCAAAACCACTAACACTCGTACCAATTACCTCCCCGTTTACATTTAGTCTAGGTTCACCTTCTAATGATGGTATGTTAAATGATGTGTCAGTTAAATACTTATAAAGTATAGGTTCACCTTCCCAATCACATGTGTTTATTGGACCTAAACTAACTACATCAGTAGCAAATAGTTTTTCACCAAAAGCAACTGTTACGGGTGAGTAGTATAACTCTCCTTTATATTTCTTAATATAACCACTTTTAGTTTTTATTCTTTCATCTTTGTTAACCCCTTTATCGAAAATTATTGTCTTCGAACTGGAACTTGGTAATAGTGCTAACAACCAATTAGGTATATCTATTTTTGTCCCTCCCTTTCCTTGAGGCAATGCGCCAGTACATGTGTCTACTATATAATTTGTTTTACACCTGTTATCAGCCTTATCGTTAAAGTTGTTATCTACACCACGCATTGGGTCACCTGCAATAAAAAAATCATCACAATCTACTTCACAAAATTTTTCTTTACCCGCACCTCTTTTTTTTACTTTATATCTTAGTAAAAATGGATATAAAGTACCGTTAATCCAGTCGTTATAAAAATCAAATTTAAATACATCTAGGGCTTCAGCTAGTGATAGGGCTTGACATTTACTCCATCCAGCATCACAACCTTCTGTTTGTGCTCTTTGAATTAAATTACAACCCTTATTTGGATAGAATATATTTTGTACTGCTCCCTGTATATAACCTCTCATATAACTGTTTGGCTTTCCGTCACCACCATTATTATTTTTGTATTCAAATACTTGTTCTACTGGTGCACTACCTGGTTCTGCATCAGGTTCTTGAAATTCAGAGGTGGCTAAAAAAGCTTTTTTGAAAGGGTCTATAGCATCTAATAAGAATTTACTATTATCAATTGCACCAGGAGCGAACTTTTTTTCCTTACAACCTAATAATATATATGGTACATAAGGTACAACCTCAGTACAATCACACTCACTAATTTTAGTTATATTTTTAGCATTAGCCGCTATACAATATGTTTTACCACATTTTGCTATGGCTGCATCTTTAGCTGCTCCTACTTTAAACACATGAAGTAATGGACATAAAGCCATACCTATACCCATAATTATCCCACATATTATCATTAAAACAGCATTTATAGCAATTAAGACAGTGTTTATAATGGGTATAAGGACCGAATTTAATATACCTACTAATCTAGCGATTATTTTAAATATTATACAAAGTATTAAAAATAATGGGTTTATGTCATTATCTAATTTATTAAATGGTATTGGACTTTTACTTTTTGAATCGTCAACATTTTTAAACCCTATAAAGTTTCTATTTTCTGCACCACCCCTAGCTTGTACTCTGGATATATGGTTTTTAATCGTATATATCTTGTTCCATGATAATTCAGCAAAATGGTCATCATGTGTTGAGCTATCAAAATTAAAGTCAACACCCTTTTTAAATGGAATATACCCAGAAGTACCAGGAGACCCAACTTCTTGTGTATCGTCCCATGTGTCTGGGTTGTGTGGTACTAAAAATTTAGCTCTTGTTCTTAATTTACCCTCATCACCACTTTCGTTCATTCCGATTCTGAATCTAACTTTTGCAGTTGTTGGAATACCTACATTAGCATCCCCTGAAGGTATTAATGTACCATCTTCAGAAGTGGTCATATAACCCCTATTCATTGGTATTTGATAGGCCCATGTACCGTTTTCGTCTATAAGGTCACCTTCCTTTATATTAAAAGTTTCGACAGTATCGTCAAGCCTTTTTCTAATCATTTCAATTGTTCCACTACCAGTAACTAACTCATCCATTTTACCTAGTTTTTTTCTAGGTATACATTTTCTACTTAAAGCGTGTTTTTCACTATCACTAACTAGTGACCCCATAAATATTGCAGATGGTTTTAAATCTGTATTTAAGTTTACATCACTTCTAGCTATACCTATTTGACATTGTGTTGTGTCACCCCAAAAAGGTGGCACTGAAACACTTATAGGTGATACACTTTTTAATTGTATTAAATTTACACTGTCTTTTCTACTCTTGAATTTAGTGTTTGATTTAAAGTCTCCTTCTTTTGCTCCATTACTAATTAAGTCATATGGTTTTTGAGATAAAAATCCTATATCAGAAATATCAGCATTAACATGCATAAAGTGTGTTCCAACTGGTAAGCCGAAAAACATAAAATCACCAGAATCATTAGTTGAAACGGTGTATTTAAAATATTTGCAATGTAATTCATTTATAAGTGGATTGTCTTGGACTTCTCTTTTAGTTGCAAATGTGCCGACTGGTGTAAAGCATTCATCTTTACCTCTATTATTTCTAGGTAATAGGTTATACTCTATCCCTTCTGAGTCTGTGTCTGTTATTAACTTGAATGGGTATAGTTCAGATATTTCTGGGTCTTCTAAGTCTTCTTGGTTTATAGGTATAAATATAGATACTTTTGCGTTAGGTACGCCAAGACCNTTGTTTACTATTACTCGACCTACAACTGCACCGTAGTCAGAACAAAACCTATTATAAGCTTTATCTTGTGAAATTTTAAGTGATAATACCTCAATAAAATCAAATTTTTGATTTACTTGTAGATTTACTAATTTTTCACCACTTCCAGGTACTGCTTTTATTCTGATATTTTCCGACATTAGTTATTTACTTTTACCAATTATTCTTCGGAGTTTAATAGGGTTATTTCATCATCATCCGTAATTTCTATTTCTTCTTCTTCATCTATATCTTCTTTTTTCTTTAATTTATTACCGATATACATTAATGTATTCGTTAAATCAGCACTTCCATCAAGAAATATTACTTTAACCAATAAGAAAATAGAAAATGGAATTACTATCACTGTAGCAATGACTGAAGCCATTAAAAAAACAATTAATTTTACTATAAAAATTAAAATTTTAATAAAAAAAGAATTTTTACTTTCGTTAATCTTTTTTTTTGTTATATCTTCTCCGTTTTTATCTTTTTTACAATTACATCCCATAATAATATATTTTATTTAGTTAATATACTTTTTTTAACTAAAAAGTGAAGTCTTATAGTTCTTATATTATTTTACTCTAACTTTAATATCGCTAGCTGGTATTTTTATTTCAAACATACCTATAGGGTCACCAAATAATGTATATTCACCTAATAAATCTATCTGCCTAGTTGCATCATCAATATATGGTTGTGAAATTTCATTTGAAGAATATATACCACCACCTACTTTATTAAAAATCCTTAAATCTACAACGTTTAACACGCCAGCAACATTATTTATTTGTTCAATTAATTGAGCTATGTAGATGTTATCACCCATACCCCATTTATTGATGTCGAAATAACTCGTTATTTGATTTATTACTTGCCCTATAATTTCAGATTGTGAAAATTGTTTATCAACAAATAAATCAACCTCAAACCCTAAGTTAAATACCTTTCCGTTAGATACTTCAACGTAGTCGTTTAACATTCTATAATTTGACAAATATTTTGCTATGTTATCCCTTAACGTGGAGGTAGAGTTGGTACTTAAAGCTCCATTGCTATCTAACGTTAATGTATATACTCTAATTTTATTTTGAATTTCTATTACATTATTTCTAAATGGTACACCAAATTCACCAGGAATAAGACCTATCCTTACTTTATAGTCTTCTAGTGTGACACATCTTTCTTGTGAAGCGTAATTATACCTAACTAGGTTTCTTAATTCTTCGACTGACGGTTCGTCTTTACCACCTAATGCTGGTAGTGGGTTATTAACGGTTAAAGAATCTCTTACCGATTGGTTATTGGTCGAGTTTGACCCATTTACTACTAAGTCAACACTATTTATTGATTTAACTGTGTTTGGACCTATGTTGGTATTAGAACCACCACCTACTCTATAAGATACAAACATTGTTCTGTTTGAGCTAACTGTAATACCTAGCGATAAGTTATTTATAAAATCACCTATCCTATTTACAAGTGATTTATCTATATCGAAATCACATAATGGACTTATGTCTTGAGTACCACCACCAAATATAAGTTTGGTAAACCCGTTATCTGTATATTCTTTTATAAATCTTTGGTCAACTCGTTTAAATTTACCAGGTTTAATAGTTGAGTTATCACTAACTATCGTATCATCTGGAATAAATACTATATCATCAGCTAATGCGTTTACTTCATACCATCTAAGTGTTTCGTCATAAAACACATCTACGGATGGACTTGAGACATAATTAGTTCCTTCTAGTGTTACTACTGAATTAACTGATAATACATTATCATCTGGTAGTACTATTTCAAGAAATGGTACAACATCCCCATCGTTAAGAACTCTTTTAAATATTTTTGTAACACCGTTAGTAACTATTTCTCTTTTAGTTAAGGTATAATTTATGATATTTCCATTGTTGTCTGTGTTTGGAATTACTAACCTGTTGGGTAGTCCTCCAGTTGTAAAAGGTGATGAAAAATCTACATCGTCTGTTGTTTCAAAAACTTTACCAGCCCCACTAATTTGAGCACCTCTTTTTAATAAAGGAGCGTATGAAACATCAAATGTGTCTCCAAATACTGGTATTGTAACTGAAAAATCAGCAATAGTCATGGATGGTCTGTTTCCAGGTACCTTTAATCCAAATGTTCTTGCCATTGAAAGTATTGAACTTCTTTCTTGTGCGAAATCAATTTGTGTTTCTTGAAACATTCTATCTGTTTGAAAAGAAAGCATGTCACCTACTGCAGCGTTTAGCTCCAGTAACATCATACCTACAGACGCATCATTGAAATCATTAAAGATGTCTGGGTAATATTGTTTTACAAACCCTATAAGTTCTTGTCTAACATCTGCGAAGTTTCGACTATAGTAGTTTATTTTTTTTGCCATAGTTTTTTAAATTTAAATTTGAAGTAATATAAAGTCTTTTTCTTCGAATGTATCTTCAGTCACAGTGTAATCTATTCTAACTACAACTGCGTGTTCACTGTCTTCACTTTCTGTAACATCAACACTATTTATTATAAGATTAGGTATATATTTTTTAATCACTTCGTTTAACTCTTTACTAATATCACCTCTAGTGGCTCCATCGTTGAATTCAAAGATGTATTTTAATAAGTCAGTGCCAAAGTCAGGTAAGTAAAGTCTTTCTCCTTTTCTGGTTAATAGTAAATGCATTAGGTCTGATTTAATAGCTGAACTATCTTCATTAGTTAAATTAAGGAATTGTCCAATTTTTCCATCCTTAAACGGAAACTCAATATTTATAAACTTACCATTACCAGCCATAGCGCATTTTCTTTATTATAAATATTATAAGAAATATTTTTATAAAATAAATAGCAAATAAAAAAAGGTCTGGCATTATACCAGACCTTATTTATTAACTATTTTAATATGTGGTGTTATCCATCACAAGCTTCGCAGTCAATCATCGCTGCTTGAGCTATGTCACCTCTTAATACACTTTCAGTTCTCATGTAGTAAAGAGTTTTAATACCTAACTTCCATGCTTCCATATGAACTTGATTAATCCATTTTGGAGTTGCTTGAGTTGGAAATGCAACGTTTAAAGAAACCGACTGGTCAATATATTGTTGTCTTAGTCCAGCTTGTTTAATTAAATCTAATTGATTTATCTCTTTAAATGTTTTAAA